CTGCTTTATCGCATGATATTTAGTTGTCCCTTTCTTTCCTGTATATGACAAATTATATATATTACCTTCATGTTGAACTACTCGACCCGATCCAGTAGTAATCCCACCAGAACTAAAGTCCTGTATTAATATATTTATCAATTCCTCTTTAAGAAACCTAAAACGGTGTCGACCAAACTCCTTATCTACTCCCATGATATGATACATCATCTGAAGAGCAGGAGAAAGAAATCTCTTAAAGATCTGCTGAGCTTTTGCATTATAGAAAGGTTCTTTATCAAACCTATCCATCACTTTAGGAAGTTTAAATGGATAAAGGTTATCAGTAGCAGAAATAGTGTGCACAAAGTTTCGCCCTCTAAGAGTAGTATGGGAAAAAACTTTATTATAATAAGACATAGATTGTATACAAGTGTCTAGTAGGGGAAAAACTGTCGGACGATTTTCATAAGCAATCTCTGGAATCTTACCATCAACAATAAGATCACTCAAACGCCAACTACGTTTTATATGTTTTATAAGAACATCATCTGGAATATTCATAACAGCACGCAATTTTGGTAATATCTTAATAATATCCCACTCCCTATATATCTCTACAATTTTCTCATGTATTGGACAAACTGGTTTCCCAGCCGGAAGCTTACAAGATGGAATTAGGGGAGGTAACACCCTTTGATTCTTTCCAACTTGAGTTGACATTATAAGAGAACTATTGAAGCTCATTCAATGAACTATCTCTAACCAAAAATTGCATACCACACCGCTCAAAAGTATTTTCCAAACGGATTATAAGCTTCATCATCATCTCTTTATCAGAGAACCTTTTCAAGCCCTCTTCCCGAGAAATAACTCCTGACAAAACCTGCTCCTCAAAACGGGTGGTAAAAACAGAATACAATATACGATACTTCAGATCACACTCGCAATATTGTAAATGATTACCACAAAAATCCCACTTTATCCTACCCTTAACTCTAGTTCGGTGCAACAGAGCTCTAGACACAATAGCTTTCATTCCTAATTTATTAACCAACTGATACACGTCTTTGATATGCACTATTTATTATCTTTCGCACGAGTAGTAAAAACTGACAACGTGCTGATA